TTGTCACACTTGCACAAGTGCCAGGCAAGTCACGCGGGTGACCTCGACGTGCACGTCCTGGGCCTCCAGGAACTGTGCCTGGTAGGGGTGGTACGCCGCGTCACCGACCAGCCACTCGGCCGACCGCTTGTCGCAGGCGCTGATGTTCTGCACCCACCACTCAGAGAGCTCTTCCTCGAAGGGCCAGATCTCAGCGGTCTCATCGCCGTTCCCGCTGCCGTCCCAGAACTGGATGACGTACCCAGGCACTCGGAGTGCAGGCTTCGGCGGGTTGATCTCCACGAGGTACTGCGGGTAGCCGAACTGGTCGGCGTGGTGCTGGCACCGGCCAGCGTTACCCCTGGAGACAGTGGCGAAGTAGTGCGTCGCGGGCAGGGAGCAGATACCGCAGATCATCGGGTGACCCTCTCGGTGTCGAAGTCGAAGATGTTGAAGCAGTTGGAGCACTCGGGGTCGGCGATGTAGTCGGCCAGCGAGCCGCCGGTCAGCCAGTCCATCTCGCCGTACTCGGCGTCGTAGACCTTGATGACGCCCTCGTCGGTGACCTTGAAGGCTTCCAGGCACCCCGTGCAGCGGATGTGAATCTCGCTGGTCAGTGTCGTTCCGGCCATCGTGCTCCCCCCTCGTGCTGTTGCTACACTTGCACACTCTGTGCGAAGAGTCAAGCCGACCGCGTCGGCGACTCAGTGACCCCGTGTGCTTCGATGCTACGGGCCCCGCTCCCGTACTGGCGAGCGGTCCCGAGGGGCCTTTGCGGGAGCCCGTAGTGGCGCTCCCCCGGTCCCTTACTGGCGACCGGTACTTCCCGTTCTTCCCGCTGTGCTTCCGTCCGTACTGTCGTCCCGCACCGTGTGGCGCGTTCCGTTTCCGGACCGTCCGGGAAGGACGGTTGGGCCCTGGATTCCTGCGACTACCGATCGATGACCCTTCCCCCGTGTGGCATCCCACAGGGGCCGGGAAAGCACATCTTCGATCTTCGAAGGGGCACTGTACCCTGACGTTCGCCGGAGGAGCGGGTTCGATTCACGTTCGGACTGCGTCGGATACCCGACCCTCTCGCTTCACTTGCCCACGCTCTCAGTCACCGTCTACACCGCGAGCGGTGCGTCGTACCAAGTTCGTGTGTGTTGCTGCCTTGCTGAGCTGTACTCTACCAGGTTTTCCTGGGCTGTGCAACTTGCGCTTCGCTCGGCTTGCACATTCGCAGATGAGCCGCTGTTCGCCACTCGGTAACCGTTCCCCGGACCATCGACATCCCGGTTCACCCATCCGCTGTGCTGCCTTGCTGAGCTCGACTCTACATGATCCGAACCCGTTGTGCAAGTGGCGCTACCCGCTTGCCTGGCGTCCCGTGGTGGCGACGGGTTGAACACTGCCCCACTTGCACAGATCTGTCAAGCCTCGCAGGTCAGAGGCGGTGCGCGCGGCCCTGTGCGCCGCTCTCCGGGCCCGCTGGCCGCTCGCTGGCCCGTCCGTCCGCCTCGCTGGAGAGGGACCGCGAGAGCGCGACGCAGGCGGGCGCGCGAGGGTAGCACAGCCGCGCGGGGGGTGGGGCGTGCCCCCCGGTGAGCGGCAGCCGGCACCGCCGTGTCTTACCGGCCAGGATCTTGCCACGGTTTCAAGGTCGATCAGGGGAGCCGGGGCAGGGTGCCGGCGATGGCCCCCCGAATGTGCTCAGGCCCCAGCTCCACCCCAGGATTGGCGGCGGCGAAGAGACGCAGCCGGCCGAGCGGGGAGTCGGGAGACGGGGGCTCCGTGGCCAGCTCGGCGCCAGCCACCTGGAGCGCGAAGGTGAGGTCATCGTCAGAGGTCATGGCCCCAGCGTAAGCGGTAAGCGCGCTTGCCGGCTCTGGATTACTGGGCGCGGCAGCGCCCCCAGAGAGCTTGCCGGCTCTGCCCTGTGGCGCCCTGCGGGCGCCCCTTCGTCAGCGCTCCACTCATCCCTTCGCCGCTGCGCTCAAGGCCAGACGGCCGCCGCCAGGCGGCCCAGCCCGAAGCCTCGAAGCCTCCATGTGCAAGTGTGACCACGGTCACATCGAGATGATGGAAACTTCCTCACCCTGGGCTCCGTATCAGTAAGTACAAGGGTAAGTACGAAGAGCGGAGTAGCAGGCTGGAGGCCCTGTCGGGCCTCGCTTGGCAGAGCTACTTACCGCTTACTGCTTGCGTAAGTACAAGTACTTCCCCTCGGGTTGACAGCGATCGAGCAGCTACCTGTTCAGGTAGGACGTCACCGAGGGGATCAGCTTCCACGTCGGGGGGTGATCCGGTTGCCGAACTGGGAAGGGTCCGACAGGCGCTCGCGCCTACCGAAGGACTGGTCCAAGATCCGGCTCCGGGTCCTGCGGCGAGACGGAGGGCAGTGCACCGCGCTGACACAAGCGGGTGAACGCTGCGACTCGTCCGCAACCGACGTGGACCACATCGTGGCGGGCGATGACCACAGGCTCTCGAACCTGAGATCCCTGTGCGCCTGGCATCACAAGCAGAAGAGCAGCCGGGAAGGCGCTGCGGCCCAGGCCGCCAAGCGTCGCGCGATCCAGAAGAAGTTCCAGCGCGGCGAGCAGCATCCCGGTCTCCTCTGAAGAACCGCGCTCCAGGCCCTCCCCGCCTGTAGAGCGTGAGCGCCCCCGAGTCCTCCTCTCCTCGGGCGAGGCGCCGGCCCCAGGATTGCTACCCCTGGGGCCCGAGAGGGCCGGTAGCTCAGTTGGAAGAGCGGCGGAGTGAAATCCCGCAGGTCGCAGGTTCGAGTCCTGCCTGGCCCACAGAGAGCAACGGCGATGCGCTCTCTCTCAAAAATCTTCGTCCCGCGCTTACCGGGCCGCGCGTCGTAACGCCCGAGAACTTCAAGGAGGTGTGCCCTTGCCCTGTACTGGCTGTCCCGGCCCATGCGCCGGCTGTCCGCTCGCCGGCCTTCGGTGACCGGGTTCGAATGGGCCTGGCTCGCATGGGGTGGCGCCTTCGTCGTGATCGAGGGGATCGCCCTCAAGCGCAAGGACAAGAACGACACCCTGTCCGAGCAGGTCTGGAAAATCTTCCACACCGCGCAGGGCCAGGAGAAGACGAAGACCACGCAGGCGCGACGCGCCGTTCTGGTCATGTTCCTCGCCTGGCTCGTCGCCCACTTCGTCAGTGGCGGCAAGGTCTGACCGTTCCGGCGTAGGCCGGTAAGAAAGAAGGTCCCCATCTCGGCATGTGTGCCGCGCCCGGCATTGCGCCCGGCGCGGCCTCTGCTGTCCGGGATCGCGATGAGAGGAGGTGAGGGTCATGGGAGCCCGTGGACCAGTTCCGAACCGCTCCGAAGACCTCGCCCGGCCTCGGTCGCGCAAGGGGGGCGACGAGCAGCCCGTCACCAAGGGCGAGATGAAGCCGACCAAGGTCCCCAACGCGGACAGTGGCTGGCATCCGATCGCCCGGCGGCTGTGGGATTCGCTCAAGACGTCCGGCCAGGCCGACTTCTACCAGAACTCGGACTGGGCGTTCGCGTACTCGCTGTGCGAGGACTTGTCGTACTACAAGAAGTCCGGCAAGCGGTCGGGGCAGATGCTCCAGACCATCTACTCCGCCTTCGAGCGACTCCTTGTCGCCGAGGGCGACCGGCGCCGTGTGCGCATCGAACTGACCGAGCCCGTACCCGAGCAGGACTCTGCCGCCGTAGTCGCCATCGCGGACTACAAGAAGGTGCTGGGGGTTGACTGATCGGGGGTGACGCATGGCTGCTTCCGCGCCGCTCACCATCGAAGAGATCGAGGCCCTGGAGCCCGAGTACCTCGGGCCTACCTGGCAGAAGGACGCCTTCGGCAGATGGAAGCTCCCCGAGTTCACGCTCGGGTGGCAGATCGCCGGCTGGTGTGCCGAGTACCTGGACGGCGAAGGCTCGACCGACGAGAAGCGGGTCCCGTGGAAGTTCACCACGGAGCAGCTCCGCTTCCTCCTGTGGTGGTACGCCATCGACAAGGACGGCGAGTTCATCTACCGGACTGGAGTCCTCCAGCGCCTGAAGGGCTGGGGCAAGGACCCTCTCCTGGCGGTGATCTCGCTCGTCGAGTTCGTCGGGCCGTCGCGCTTCTCCCACTGGGACGAGGACGGTAATCCGGTCGCGAAGGCTCACCCGCAGGCGTGGGTGCAGATCACGGCCGTGAACCAGGAGCAGACCACCAACACGATGGGCTACCTGCCCATCCTGATGGGGCCGAAGCTCATACAGACCTACGGCATCAAGGCCGGCGCCGAGCTCATCCGCGCCGACCGGGGCCGCAAGAAGCTCCAGGCCGTGACCAGCTCGTACCGGGCGATCGAGGGTAAGCGCACGACGTTCACCCTGCTCAACGAGACGCATCACTGGGTCGCCGGTAACGGCGGCCACAAGATGTTCGAGACCATCGACGGTAACTCCACGAAGATGGACTCCCGGTACCTGGCGATCACGAACGCCTACCTCCCCGGCGAGGACAGTGTGGCCGAGCGTACGCGCGAGGCGCACAACAAGGTGCTCGAAGGCCGCGCGATCGACGTGGGCACGCTCTACGACTCGATCGAGGCCCACCCCAAGACCCCGCTCACGCCCGAGGCGCTGCGGATCGTGCTCCCCAAGATCCGGGGTGACGCGGTCTGGCTGAAGATCGAGACGATCATCAAGTCCGTCATGAACTTGACGATCTCGGCCTCGCGCTCCAGGCGCATGTACCTGAACCAGGTCGTCGCTGAAGAGGACGCGCTGTACGGGCCGGCCGAGTGGGACCCCCTCGCTGACGAGGGCAAGGGCTTGAAGCCGGGCGACGAGATCGTCCTCGGGTTCGACGGAGGCAAGACCTCCGACTCCACAGCTTTGGTGGCTCTCCGCGTGCGCGACATGCACGCGGTGCTCCTGAACATCTGGGAGCACCCGGAGGGCGAGGCCGCGAAGGACTGGTCCGTGCCTCGGCACGAGGTCGACTCGGCCGTGCATGAGGCATTCCGCCTCTTCGAGGTCCGGGCGTTCTTCGCTGACGTCGCCCTGTGGGAGTCGTACATCGCCGACTGGTCGGAGGCGTACGGCGACCAGCTCGGTGTCCGCTCGCCTTCCGGCAAGGACGCGATCGGCTGGGACATGCGTAGCTCGCAGAAGACGGTGACGCTCGCGCACGAGCGCCTGATGCGCTCCATCTTCGACGGGAAGCTCTCGCACGACGGGGACCTGACGCTTCGGCGTCATGTGCTCTCAGCTCGCCGACGCACGAACAACTACGGCCTGTCCTTCGGCAAGGAGTCGAAGGACTCCCCGCGCAAGATCGACGCCTACGCGGCGCTGATGCTCGCGCACGAGGCCCTGAACGAACTCCGAGCTCGCGGCAAGAAGGTCCGGAAGCGGACTGGTCGCGGCTACTTCATGTAGTGCAAGTGTGACACGAAAGGTGGTGAGGCATGGCCGACACCAGCCCAGCATCGCTGGCGAAGGAACTCCTCGCCATCCTCGATCGCGACGAAGACCGCATTCAGCGGATCGACGACTACATCCACGGCAAGCATGACGACCCGTACATGCCGCCCCATGCGGACGACGAGTACCGGCTGCTCGCGAAGCGGGCGGTGTCCAACTGGATGCCGCTCCTGATCGGGACGCCGGCTCAGGCGCTGTACGTGGACGGCTTCCGTCCGGGCACCAGCGACACCGGCCTTCCGAAGGCGTCGTCCTCGACGAGCCCGGCCTGGAACCACTGGCAGCGCTCGCGCATGGACGCGAGGCAGGCTGCGATCTACCGTGGGGCGCTCGGCTTCGGTCACTCCTTCGTCCTGACGGAGAAGACCAAGAAGGGCGTCATCTCGAAGGGCCTGTCCGCCAAGCGGACCGCAGCCCTGTACGAGGACCCTGCGAACGACGAGACCCCGTACGCCGCGATGACCGTGACGGCCTGGCCCCGAGGCGAGAACCTCGGTAAGGCCC